TTGTTAAAATTAATCATAAATCGGTTAATCCAAATGATAGATTTAAAGTAATTAAAATTATGTCTAAAAATATCAAAGTTAAACAATTTAACCTTCCTGATCATCGTGTTGCAGGAGAAATTAGAGTTTCACCAGGTTTATTAGAAGCAATTAGATAAAAGTAATGCGCAGGGAGCTTGGCTACCCAGGCTCCCTTTCGTATATTTACAGGGTAAATAATTAATAATTAATAAAATAAAAGTTATGTTAGATTTAAGTAAAAGTCAAGAATTAAGTAAAGATGAGTTAAGAGAAATCGCTCCAAGTATTTTCTCAACTAAGCCTTCTCCTGAGGTATCAAAGAAATATTCACATATTCCAACTGATAAATTGATTGATGATATGAAATTATTAGGATGGAAAGCTATTGATGCTAAAGAAGTTAATGCTAGAACAAAAGGTACTAAAGGTTTCCAAAAACACCTTGTAGTATTTAGAAATCCTGATATCGTAATTAATCATAATCCAAATGGTTTAAAGAGAGATACTAGTTCTCCTACAGGATGGAGAAATTCAGATGGTACTTTCGGTAAGAAAAATAGTGTTGATACTGTTTTCCCACAAATTCTATTAACTAATTCACATGATGGTAAAAATGCATTTACCTTTACTGCAGGATTATTTAGAATGATTTGTGAAAATGGTTTAGTTATTTCAACTAATGAATTTGAAAAAGTTTCAATTAGACATATGGGATATGATTTTGAGGAACTACAAAAGCAAATTAATGAGATGGTTGAGCAATTACCATTAACTGTTGAATCAATGAATAAAATGATTGACACTAAAATGGAGCAAAAAGCAATTGTTGATTTTGCTAAAGATATGCTTGCAGTTAGATTCCCAGAAGAGGAATTAAGAAGAATTACTATTGATATGGATGAGTTTATTACTCCAGTTAGACCTGAGGATAAAGGTGATGATTTATGGAGTGTATTTAATGTAATCCAAGAAAAAATCATTGAAGGTGATTTTGAATATACTGTAGGTTCTAAACATAGAAAAGCTAGACAAATCAAGAACTTTAAACAAGATATGGATTTGAATAGTAAGATGTTTGATGTTGCACTTCAATATGTTAATGCATAATGAGAGTATTATTATTTACACTTGGAATAGGTTTTCTTCTTGCTAGTTGTAGCAAGGAGGAAATCGCTCCATACCCTTGTTTGGATGGAGATTGTAATGCTCGATTTTATATTGATGAGCAAGTTCAACCTAATGCCTATCAAGATGATAATGGGTATTGGCATATTGAATTTTACGGACCAAAATATTTCACAATTAGAGGTGAATTAGATGAGTTAGCAGATCACTATGTTATTAATGGTGTTCCACTAATAGAAACACAATATGATTCTGACTATTGGGTAGTATTTGATAGTATTCAATTTACTGTACCTACCTACTCAGTATTAAGCTGGTTTACTAATGGTGATTATAATAATTTAATCCCTGTTGGTAATCAAACTTATACATTAACTGATTTAGCTCAGATCCAACCACCACTTAATATAGCTGGTTATCAAATTCAAAAGAATTTTTGTTGGGAATGCCCATATGCTCCTTCATTGTTAGGGACTTATAGTAAATATAATTATGAACCTAGACAACAATTTTATTTAGATAATGAAATGGTAGGTGATACTTTACAAGTATTTACTAAAGTATTATTTAATAATGATATTGGAGAAAATGTAGTAATTGAAGATAAATTTGATATAATAGTACATTAATGGAAAGAATAACAGCAAAACAAGCGGAAGAATTTATACCATTAAAAGAAAATTATGGTAATACAGATGTTGATAATGCATCATATTACACAATAACCCCTTCAGAAAAAGGTGATGGATGGGAAAGTGTAACATATTATACTGCTAAAAAGCGTGGTATTTATAATAAACAAGGGGAAGGTGATCAATGGGTTTATGTTTTAGAAAATGAAACACTACCAGGACTCCTAAAAATAGGATATACAAAATCAACCCCAGATGAAAGAGCTAAACAAATCTCTAACGCAACAGGTGTGCCACTTCCGTACAAAGTAGCATGGGCATACCGTTGTTTTAACGGCGAACTCTTAGAGGGCGAGGTACACCATGCCTTAAAGAAATATCGTGTTAATAACCAAAGAGAGTTTTTTCAAATTAGCTTAAATGAAGCAAAAGAAACTATAGAAACAATAGGTAAAAATTTTAAATAAATAAATTATGAGTAAAGAAAAAGACCCTAGAGTAGAAGCTATTAATGATTTAGTAGCAGTATCAACAATAATGGAAGATTATTGGAGATTTCATCCAGCAAACCCTAAACAAGAAAATGTTGTTGAGGAGTATGCAAAGTTAGAAGCTATCAAGGATAAGATAGAAGAGGACATAAAACAAATAGATGCTAATAGTTAAAGTTAAAAAAGGACAAAAAATTGAGCATGCTCTAAAGAAGTTAAAACGCAAATTTAGAGACGTGGGTACGCTTAAGGAAATTAGGAAACGTAAAGAATTCGTAAAACCTAGTGAGATTAAACGTAAACAAAAACAAAAAGCTCAATATATTCAAAAACTAAGGGACCAGGAAAGCAATAGCTAATATGTATAATCAAAACGATTATGTATATTTACAACGCAAAATTAGATAGAGTAGTTGATGGAGATACTGTTGATGCTACTGTAGATTTAGGTTTTGACACCTGGAAATTCATTAGAATAAGATTAGTTGGTATTAATACCCCAGAATCAAGAACAAGGGATTTAGAAGAAAAAGCTAGAGGATTAGCTGCTAAAGATTTTGTTGTTGAAATGATGAAAAAACACAATAATAAATTTATATTACACTCTCAAGGAGTTGGTAAGTACGGTAGATGTCTTGGTAATATATTTTTCGGTGATAAGAATTTAAATGATATGTTAATTACAGAGGGACACGCTGTAGAATATTTTGGTGGTAAAAGATGATAGATAAAGATAAGATGTTTTCCTTATTTGAGCAACCTGAAGGTAAAAAGGATGGTAAAGAGTTAGTTACATTTAGTAATTCTTTGTTAGATGAACCATTTACTAAGATAGGTATGTTTACTAAACTAATTATCAATCATAATGTATTTCACCAAAAACTAGAAAAATTTTTAAAAGCAGAAAAACCTGATTATGATGTTCAAGAAGCAAGAAGAGCTTCTGAATTTACTGTATTTAATAGAGCGTGGCATTATATAAGTAAAATAGATTTAGAAGATAGAAATCATTTAGAGGCAATAATGGATTTTAAATCAAAGCCTTTTCTATTATCTTTAGATCAATCAATAGAGTATTTTCAAGGACCTGACATTGAGGAATATGAAAAATGCGCAAAGTTATTAGAAATAAAAAAGCTTAAAGAAGAAATTGAAAATCCCGTGACTATCTAAGATATTTTCGGTACCTTGGAGGTACAGGGTTTTTGAAAAAATGGGAATTGAAACAAAGGCACCCAGGGGATAGGGAAAATAGTTATAATTAAAAACAATCGTTATGAAATTAACAGCAGAACAAATCCAGACAAATTGGAAAGTATTCTTACAGAATATTGAAATACACATTACAGGTGATAGAAAAGATCTATTACTAGATTTCTACAAAAAGTATGAAGATAGAATCATATTAATGCCAGCATCACATAAAAAAGAATACCATAATGCATTTCCAGGTGGTTATGTTGAGCATGTAAATAGAGTAGTTCAAGCAGCTTTAGCTATGTCAGAATTATGGGACACGTTTGGAGCAGATACTCAAACTTACACTAAAGAAGAATTAGTATTTTCAGCTATTAATCACGATTTAGGAAAAATGGGTGATGAAGAAAATGAATCATATATCCCTCAGACAGATCAATGGAGAAAAGATAAATTAGGAGAAGATTATATGCATAATAAAGCTATTCCATTTGCATCAGTACCAGATAGAGGATTATATTTATTACAATCACATGGTATCAAATATACATTTAATGAAATGTTAGCTATTCAGACACA